ATACACTGTAACTACCATTCTTTTCAGTGACTTACACTCTTGTTTCCGAAATTGGTTTTTCATACGCTTTCATTTATCTTCATTTTCCTGCCCCTCCTTTTGCCCCACGTTTTCATCGGCCTTATCGAAAGCCCCCATCGCCTTTTTCGCGGTATCATCTATGATGTCAAGATAAGGCTTCATGGCGCGATAATCACTATTCCCAGTCCATTTCATCACAATGCTCGGTGGAATACCTAACATGATGGCGTTGCAGACAAATGTACGTCTTGCCGCGTGGGTGGATAGCAGCTCCCATTTGGGATGTGTTTCGTCGATGCGATTCATGCCCTTGTAGATGGTAATCGTCACCGGCGCGTTAATCTTACATTTCTTTCCTATTATTTTAAGGTAGTCGTTCATCTTCTGATTGGAGATGACTGGCAATACCTTTCCATCCGGGAAATTCACATGGGCGTATTTATCCAATATCGCCTTTGAATATTTGTTAAGCTCAATCGTCAGTGTATCGCTTGTCTTGATGGTGGTAAACGTGAAAGACGTACCGTTGAAGTTTGACCGGCGAAGATTACGCACGTCGGAATATCTTAATGATGTGAAGCAACAGAAGCAGAATACATCCCGGACTTGCGACAGGTAATTCAGATTGCCAAAATCATGGTTATAGACGGTCATCAATTCATCCCATGTAAGGAATATGACAACCTTACGGGCGATTCTGAGGCGCACCTTTTGAAGTAGGAACTTATTCATCCCCACATAGCCCTTTTCTTGCGCCCAGCGCACAAACGCCTTGATGAAGCCTATATCTTTCTTTATCGTAGGATTGGAAAGCCCTGTGCGTTTTTCTTTATCCGGGATTGAAGAAAGATGGGCGATAAAATCCGTCATACCTGTTTCTTCCAACTGCTCAAATGTAAGCGTCGGCGACATATCATAAAGGTGGCGTTTAATCGTCTTATTCTTCTTTAGCGCACTTTCACTCCATCGACCGCTTCTCACATTGTCTTGGATGTATTCTTCAAATATGGGAAAGATTGACTCATCCTTTACTTCGACCGGCTTTTCTTCTTCCGGCGGTGTGGTAAGACGTGTGTATTCTTCCATGAATTGCTCCTTTGTCGGCACACTGTCCTTTTCTTCAAAGGAAAGGAAAATGCCATTGACAAGGATTTCAAGGTCATCTATATCACGGTTGATAGTTGATGCCGGTGTCTTATTCTTTCCGTGAACAGATTTTGCGCGACACCTTTGTAGGGATGATTCCCAATAATCGGGATTAACGTTATGACTTACACTCAAGCGCACACGTTGCCCCTGCCAAGTGACCACACACCGCAAACGACCCTCTGGCTGCTTCGCCTTTTTATCGGTCTTCGCGGTTGTCTTCTTGACTTCCACTGTAAACGATATGTTACGCTTGATTGCTATCATGCCTTACACCTTATTTATATCATTAGCTTGCGTATAGATGTAACCTATCACGCTGAAAATATGGCGCACCGAATCAACAGGAATTTCAAACGGCTCGTATATCAGCTTGCCATCCGGGTATGTCGCCACATTAGAAGAATACAGGGCGATATGCGTGTTATCCGCGCCTTTCTGAACGCGCTTTACAATGCAGAACTCGTTTGTTTCCACAAGGTAGTTATTGCCGGGTATCAAAAGCTGTGTATCGACTACGCGCTTCAATACAAGGATGCACCCGATGGGATATTCGGTCATGCTGTCACTGGTGTTGCGCATCGCCACCTCTGCCTTTGGGAAACAAGACCCCACATTGATAGCTTCGCCGCATTTACCATCTTTAGCTGCTGAAAGCTCCTCGGCAGATTCATACATCGCAATCACGCCGGCGGCTTCTTCTCGTGTCATCGGGCCGCTTTCAAACATAAGCCATTCTTGGCGAATATCGGGAAACGCCTCAATAATACGGTTCGCCAGCTTCATGCTTATGCCGTGGCGACCATTACGGATGTCGGTAAACGTCTGTGCAGACGCAATACCAATCTTTGCGGCCAACTCTTTCCACGTGAGGCCGGTCATTTTCTGGACTTCGACAAGTTTTTCTCCGTCAGTCATAAGAGTTAATAATTGTTAAATACTGATTGTTGCTATTGCGCAATCAGTTTTTTGTTGTACTTTTGCGGTGTCAATACTGATTAAGCACTTAATAAACCGCGTTTAAGTGGCTGCTTAAATACTTAATCCTATTACGACAACAAAGTTAATACTTATTTTGATTAAAAACCAAATGGAAATTAAGAAAATTAAACGAGGCGACCGTCTGCAACTTGCGCTAACTAACCTGAATGTTGGCGAAAGCGTGAAAGTGCCATATCGCTTTTTCTCTGAAAACTCCATCCGGGCTACGGCTTCGCAACTTAAAGCTGACAAGGCCGTGGAGTTCGATATAAACACGCGCTCAAATGTCGCGGCAGTCTTGACGAGAACACAATGAGCGGCGAGGTAGGAACATTTGCCATCGGTCTTGATACGCCCATTCATCTGCTGACCCCACGCCAGCTTTTTGAAATGATGACCGAGTGGCAGGCGAAAACTCCAAAAGCGGAAGAAAAGCCACAACAGCCGAAACGATGGTATGCCAATAGCATAGGCGAGCTTGCAGAAATTCTGGGAACATCGGAAACAACAGTCTATCGGATGAAAGCCGCCGGTCTTCTTGACGATTGCATAAGCCAGTATGGGCGATGGATGATGATAGACGTGGAAAAGGTACTTGAAAAATTTAAGCTGTCAAATCGACGGCGCAAAAAGAAATAGGGCGAGCCAAGAGAGGCAGTCCTTTGGCGAAAGCCATAAACAACAACATCCAACGCCCGGCGATGCCAAATAAGCCGGGCAATTTGAAGACGTAGCGAAAATGGTAGGCGCGTCACTTGTTCAGCGAAACACAGATAAGGAGTAATTAGCCTTACGTGCCGACGGTTGCAAACGCCGTGTAAGCCCGTAGCCGGGAGATGCCGAGTGAACGAGGAAGTGTGGTAGGCGACACATTGCGGGTTCGACTCCCGCTGTCTTCACTAATGCAAGGCCGGAAGCAGTAAGACGGCATAAAAACAAAATCCAATATGAGTAATTTGGAACAATACGTTTCGCCACCCACAGAGGTACCGGCAGCTGAATTGATTTCAGTCATGGACTCTTCTGAACGTGCGAATGTTGACATTCAGATTGTCACAGCAAAGCGTTATCCGCGCAATCTGAAAAGGAGTATCGAAAACGCCATCGTCATGGCAACCCTTGACGTGGAAACAGCAGACAAAATGGGTTACGCATTGAATCGTGGCGGGAAACCCATCACCGGCCCATCGGTACACCTTGCGAAGCTGATAGTCGCCCAGTATGGCAACATGCGTATAGATGCGCGTGTAATCGCCATCAACGAGCGCGAGGTTGTGTCACGCGGCATGGCTTGGGACTTGGAAAGCAACAACGCCTATGCCGTAGAGGTTAGACGCTCTATCATCGGCAAAAACGGACGATTCAGCGACGATATGATAACCGTTACAGGGAACGCTGCAAACGCGATTGCATTGCGCAATGCAGTTTTTGCCGTCATACCGGGCGCGATAGTTGACAAGGTGTATCGCGCGGCCCAGCAAACAATCACCGGCGACCTTTCGGATGAAAACAAACTCATTCAAAGCCGCGAAAAGGCTATCAAGTATTTCAAGGAGCAGTACGGAATAACGGAAGAAGAAGTTATCAAGCTCTGCGGCAAGTACACGAAAGCCCAGATATGCGCCTCCGAAATCGCGTTATTGCGCGGCATGATGCAAGCTCTTCGTGACGGCGATACGACCGTAGAAGACCTTATGTCGCCCATTCGTAATAGCAAGGAAGCCAAATCAAGCAAACTCACTGAAATGGCATCACGCGCAGCCGCAAAGGGTGCGAAGAAGACCACGGCTAAACCCGTAGAGGAATCGGAAGATGCCGCCAAAGAAACAGTAGATACTGAAACGGGCGAAGTTAAGACCACCGACAGCGGCGAGCCTATGCAAGCCCCTAATCCCCAAATCTAATAAGCCATGTCAAATCTCAGCTTTACACAGGAACAGCGCACTCTAGAATGGTATCGCGCTCGCCTCGGCTACATCACCGGCAGTCAGGTAGGCTCGCTGATGAAAAGTGGCCGTACAAAGGACAAAGTGTTTTCAGACACCGCCCTTACATACCTTTATCAACTTGCGGGGGAACGCTCGCTGAACCCCGAAATTGTCAAGGATGATAATATGTTCACATTCTACCTTGAGCAAACCACATCGCAGTCAAAGGCTATGCGCTTCGGCACGGAGCAGGAAGAAAATGCACGTGTCATGTACGTCACGATGACTGGGCGCGAGGTTAAGGAGGTAGGCCTCTGCCACCATCCCAAAATCAAATATCTCGCTTCATCGCCGGACGGAATAACCGCCGACGGCGACGTGATGGGATGCGTAGAAATCAAATGCCCCACACTGTCAACATACAGCAAGTATGTTGCGGAAATCCACGACAACGACTCGCTCAAGAAAGTCAATCCGGACTACTTCTATCAGTGCCAGAATCACATGGCCTGCACCGAGGCTAAATTCTGCGACTTCATCGTGTATTGCCCCTTTGTGGAAAATCCTATCCACATCGTGCGCATCAAGCGCGACAAAGATGCCATCGCACTTATCGAGGAGCGCGTGGAACTCGCAGAGCAAATCATCGAAGAAAACTATTCACAACTCAAAAGAGCATAAACAATGGCAGACAACAATTCACTTTTGTCTGGCAGCATCTGTCTGTCTGACATCCCCAAATCGCAGATGAGAAAAGTCATGTGCAAGGACGGCAAGGAACGAATCTACCTGAACGTAGCCGTCATTACAAAAAAGCAACCGCAGACGTTTACAAGCGAAAACGGCGTTGCTCACACGTACACGCACTTCATCACTTGCGCACCCAAAAAAGAAGAGCGCATCGACGGCGTTAACTACATCCTCGGCGACCTTGAAACGCGCACGTTCACGCCCCAATCTCCCACACCGGAAGACGTAGCCAATGCGCCCAGCATCGCACCCGGCGAAAACCCTGACCTCCCATTCTAATCACTACCGGCTGCGCCGTGTCAACCGCGATACGGCGTGGCCGACAATCATTATCAGATGAACGCTTCACTTTTAACAGATGGCTACAAGTTAGACCATCGCAGACAATATCCGAAAGGTACGGAATTTGTCTATGCGAATTGGACTCCGCGTAGCAATGGATACATGCCAGATGCAAAAGATGGCGCGGTGGTCTTCGGTGTCCAGTATTTCATCAAGAAATATCTTATAGACCGCTTCAATAACGACTTCTTCAATCTGCCGGAAGATGTTGCCGTGGCGCAGTTCAAACGTCGCGTCGATACCTTTCTCGGCAAGAACGAGGTCGGCTCGGAACACATCCGCGAACTACACCGCCTCGGTTATCTGCCCATCAGACTCAAGGCACTGCCGGAGGGGTCAATCTGCCCGATACGTGTGCCGATGATTACGGTCATCAACACCAATCCCAAATTCTTCTGGCTTACAAACTTCTTGGAAACCATCATGTCGTGCGAATTATGGCTACCCATGACCTCGGCGACAACATCCCGGTTGTATCGTAAGGAGCTTGAACGCCATGCAGAAAAGACGGGCTTCACACCAGACATCAATCTCGGTTTTCTTTGTCACGACTTCTCCATGCGCGGTATGGCTGGCTTGGAAGCAGCCATCACAAGCGGTATGGGGCACTTGACATCGTTTGTCGGCAGTGAAACGCTCCCGGCGATTGAAGCCGTAGAGAAATACTACAACGCCAACGCGGAAAAGGAAATCATCGCAATGACCGTACCGGCATCAGAGCATAGCGTCATGTGCGCCGGCGGCAAGGAAGATGAGTTTGAAACATTCAAACGCTTCATCACTGAAATCTACCCCAATGGCTTTTGCAGTATCGTAAGCGACACATGGGATTTATGGAAAGTCATCACTGACTATCTGCCCCGCCTTAAAGATACCATCATGGCGCGTGACGGTCGCCTCGTTATTCGCCCTGATAGCGGAAACCCGGTTAACATCATCTGCGGTCTGCCGCAATCAACCATAGACGATATGAGCTTTGAGGAGCTTGACGAAAACAAGGCGGCTGTAACCGGCGTGTATGAACTTCTGTGGAACATATTCGGCGGTACTATCAACGAAAAGGGTTATAAAGTCCTTGACCCACATATCGGCGTAATCTACGGCGACAGCATCACACGTGAGCGTCAGAAAGAGATATATCGACGGTTGGAAGCCAAAGGCTTTGCCGCCACAAATCTTGTACTGGGCGTTGGCTCGTTCACGTTTCAGTACGTTACCCGCGACTGCCTCGGCTTCGCCATGAAAGCAACATGGTGTCAGGTCAACGGCGAACCCCGCGAAATCTTCAAATCGCCCAAAACCGATAGCGGAATGAAGAAGTCGCTGAAAGGTCTTATCCGCGTCGATAAAGACCAGAACGGCATCTACTACGCTACGGACTGCGTAACCCCGGAACAGGAAGCCGGCGGTTGTCTTGAGGTTGTCTTTGAAGACGGCAAGCTGATAAAGGAAACATCGTTTAACGAAATCCGCGAAAGGCTATGCAGATAATCGACCTCACCAAACAGACCGGCTGCAAAATAGCCACATTTCCTGACGGCGAAAAGCATGTAACCGTTGATGAGCTTGACCGCAAAGAGCCGGTATCAATAGTATGCCGTATCACGTGCGCGGATGACCTTTTCTGTCTTATGCAGTTAGGCGACATTCTCAATCGTCAGGAGGTGGAAATCAACACCTTGTTTATCGGCTATCTGATGTCGATGCGCTGTGACCGCCTATTTGACTTCAATAGACCGTTCTCGCTAAAGATTGTGGCCGATGCAATCAACGCAATAGGGGCGCAGAAGGTGCAAATTATTGAACCGCACTCCTACCGCGCGATGTCGCTTATAAACAAATCCGTGGGCGCACTTGCAACGATGGAATACTTTATGAACGGCATCCTCAAATCCAATGAACTGCAACTTGACGTAGTGGCGGTATTGCCGGACGAGGGCGCACAAGCCCGCTACCACATACCCCATGCAATCCCATCAATATGCTGTGAAAAGCGACGCGACCCGAAAACCGGGAAACTGCTATCGTTTGAGGTCTGCACCAAAGAAACCGACATCTGCAAAGACAAGGATTTAGTGCTTATGGACGACCTTTGCGATGGCGGTGGAACATTCTTAGGTCTTGCGCCCAAACTGCGCGAGCTTGCACCTAAAAGTATATCCCTGCTTGTTACCCACGCCATCCAGCTTGACGGCATCAAGAAAGTTGCACAGGCTTATGACCACGTGTTCATAACGAACTCCTACAAGGAATGGGGCGCAGAACCCGAACTGCCCGATAACGTAACTGTCTTTAAGGTCTTTCGATAATGAACATCTTCAAAAGATGGAAGCGTGACACCTCAAAATCTACTGACCAGAAGCCCGTCGCCCAATTCAATCTCAAGGTCTATGCCGACAAGCTGGAACTTGATTTTAAGGGCGACGAGGTAAAGGTCGGAGGTGCGCTTGTAACGCTTATGTTGCGGCATCCGCATACCCATGCAATTATTAACAACGCTGTCGTAGCGACTAATAGGAAACTTGCCCGGCTCGAAGCACAGGCCGCGTATTCCGACCTTGTTACGACATTTAACCCCAACTAACAATGTTATTTGAAGCAAAAATAAGGGTTGAGAAGACTCTTGATACAGGCGAACAGAAAGAAGTTAAGGAACACTATATCTTGGATGCCGAGCTATTCGCAGAGGCAGAAAAGAAGATGTTTGAACTGTATCCCAATCAGGCAATCGACGTGTTCAGCATTAGACGCAGCGACATAAGGGAAATCATCAACAACAAGGAAGATGGCAAACCTTTCTACAAAGCGACCGTGATTGATGTGTTCACTGATGACAAAACAGGCAAGGAGAAGGAAACTAAATATTTCATGCTTGTATGCGCCAAAGACACAGTGGAAGCTACGTTGCTGGCCACCGAGTATCTAAAGCAGGGCTACAATCTGCGTCTTGACGAAGTCAAGCGCATAAAAATCATCGACTATCTACCGTATCAGCCGGCATAATCTATCACCGCCATGTGTAATCCCAATCCGAATGAAATAGGTTGGATACGCCTTTATCGCAAGATGACGGAATGGCGGTGGTATGGTCTGCCGAACATGATGGCTGTCTTTATTCATCTACTCCTTACCGCCAATCACAAGGACGGTTACAGCTTCGGTGTAGAGATAAAACGGGGTCAGGTAATGACCTCGGAAGATGGGATTATGCGTAGCATAAAAATCAAGCGCGGAGCATTACGTGTGTGCCTGAAAAAGTTGGAAGAAACAGGAGAAATAATCCGCAGTACGACCAACAAATATTCAATAATAACTATCTGCAATTATGATAGTTACCAAAGCGCAACGGAAAGCAATAGCCAACAAAACGCCATCGAACAGCCAGCAGATGAACATCAGCCCGACATCAAGCCGACATCAGACGAACATCAGCCAGCCACAAACAAGAATAATAAGAATAAAAAGAATGATAAGAATGAAGAGAATGAAAGAAAGGAAGAAAGTATAACTCTTCAAAAAGCCAAAGAAGATTTTGAAATCTTTCGCAAGGCGTATCCCGGCAAGAAGCGCGGTCTTGACACTGAATTTGCCAACTTCAAGAAGAAGCACCGCGATTGGCAAGAGGTACTGCCATTGCTTTTACCGGCGGCGCAGGGTTATGCCGAACAGACACGCGGAAAACCCAAAGAGTACATCAAGCACCTCCAGACATGGATAAACAACCGATGCTGGGAAATCGAATACAGTAACGACAATTCAGAACAATCAAATGGAAGAAATCAAACTTATAGACAAAATGGTATATCTTCAGCCGGATATGGCCTCCAAATGCCAGACGGAACTGAATACCATTAAGGCGGTCTTCTTTGACATCCTCAAGGGTTACTGCCCCGATTTTGTCGTTGACAAGGACAACCGGGCGATTGTTACTGACGTGTTCAACTGGTGCATACGCAATACAGAGGGCAACCTGAAACCGTGCAAAGGTCTATGGATTTACGGTAATATCGGAACGGGCAAAAGCACACTGATGAAAGCCATCATCAAGTTTGTCAGCAAACACTGGCTACGTGATAGCGGCGAACACATCAAACCCCGGTGGATAAACGTGCCTACTTTCTGCGGTCAATATGCTGCCGACGGCTTCTCGGTCTTTGACAGCATCCCTATGGGTCTTGACGAACTCGGAACTGAAATAGCCCCCACAAACCATGTAGGCAACAAGCTGAACGTCGTGGCGCACTTGATAAACACCATCTACGACAACAATAGCGACATCCCCTACATCGTGACTACCAACCACACGCTGAAAGAAACCTTTGACCTTTATGGCGCAAGGACTATCGACCGTATAGGTCAGCTTTTCAACCTTGTGGAAATAAAAGGCGCGACACGGCGCGATACATCTGCAATCTGGCAATCCATTAAAGCCGAAGAAGAAAGGAGTAACGGTTCAAAATGAGAGCTTACAGCGACTTTGGAATAGACATCCCGGCTGGGCGCAATAGCGGCAAGATGAAAGTTATCTGCCCCAAATGCCATGACCGACGGAAAGACAAGCGCGATAAAAGTCTTTCAGTCGATTTAGGCAAGGGCGTATGGCATTGCCATTACTGCGGTTGGAGCGGAACTATCCATGTCGGCGAAAGGTCACATGATGCCCCCAAAAAGGAATATCGCAGACCTACGCCACGACCCATCACAACGCTGTCGCGCAAACTCGTTGAATGGTTCAATAGTCGCGGTATATCGGAATGGGTGCTTGAACGCATGAAGATTAACGAGGGTGAGCAGTTCATGCCGCAGGTCGGAAAGAAGATGAACACCGTGCAGTTCAACTACTATCTAAACGGCGAGCTTATCAACGTGAAGTATCGCACCGGCGATAAGAAATTCATGCTTGAAAGCGGCGCGGAACTGATTCCCTACAATCTTGACAGCATCGTCGGCCAAAGCGAGTGTATCATAACCGAGGGCGAAATGGACTGTCTTTCGTTCATTGAAATCGGAAAGAACAACTGCGTCAGTGTACCCAACGGCGCGAATAGCAACCTGTCATATCTTGATGACTTTATAGAGGGCTTCTTTGGTGACAAGGAAACAATCTACATTGCCGTCGATACTGACACAAAGGGCTTATTGCTGCGCGATGAACTGATACGTCGTTTTGGTGGTGAAAGATGCCGCATTGTCACTTATGGCGATGACTGTAAGGATGCCAACGAGCATCTCCAGAAGTACGGCAAGGAAAGTCTTGAAAACTGCCTTAAAACCGCCAAAGAGGTCAAGGTTGAGGGCGTGTTCATGCTTGACGATTACGAAGAAGAGCTTGATGCCATCTATCAGAACGGTCTTCAAAAAGGCTTCATGGTAGGACATCCCAATCTTGATGCGTTGATGAGTCTTGAAACCAAACGCCTTATGATTGTGACCGGCATACCAGGCAGCGGTAAATCGGAATTTATCGATGAGATGTGTGTTCGTCTGAATATCCTTTACGATTTCAAGGTCGGATTCTTCTCGCCCGAAAACGTGCCGATTCAGCTTCATGCCGTAAAGCTGATAGAAAAGCTATGTGGAAAGAAATTTCAAGCCATAGACAACCGGGGTGAAAACATCACTCCACAGCAATATGCTCACGCCAAAGAATACTATCGTGAAAACTTCTTTCACGTATTACCGGAAGACGGTGCAACGATAGATAATATTCTGGCAAAGGCTAAATACCTTGTACGTCGTAGGGGAATACGAATTTTTGTACTTGACCCATTTAACCGAATCGAGCATGAACAGTCAGGCGGCGAAACGGAAACCCAATACATCTCGCGTCTTCTGAATAGAATGACGGCTTTTGCCCAGCAGAACGACCTCCTTTTCATCCTTATGGCGCATCCCACCAAGATTAAAAAGGATAACGGAAATGGCGGTGTGCCTACCATGTACGACATCAGCGGCTCTGCGACATTCTTTGACAAAGCGGATTTCGGTCTTGTGGTACATCGTGAACGCGACGAAAGCAAGAATTACACCCTTGTGCGCGTGGAAAAGGTCAAGTTCAGACACCTCGGTGCGCCGGGCGACGCTACATTCAAGTTCAACGTCATCAATGGCCGATATATCCCGTGGAAGCAAAGCGAAAGCGTAGCCGTGGATTTCAGGGCAGACATGGAGGATATGATTGTAGCCAAAGAACGGAACACTATAACGCAGCCATCCCTGCCGTCGGGACTGCCGTGGGAAGATGATGCGGATTCAATCCCATCACAGCCGCAAACGCCAGCCGGGATGAACTTCGCGCAAACGCCCATACAGATGCAGACGGATGACCCAAACATGCCGTTTACGCCGATTGACCCCAACGAGCCATTACCTTTCTAAACCAAGTAAATCATTATCACAATGCAAAATATAGAGCTTTATAACGACCATTTTCAGAATTGGAAGAGGTATCTGAGTTGCAAGGCGCAGCTTATTATCGCCGATGTGCCTTACAATCTCGGAATAAATGCCTACGCATCCAATCCCAAGTGGTATGTTGACGGCGACAATACCAATGGCGAAAGCGAACTCGCCGGCACACAATTCTTTGATACCGATGCCAATTTCAAGCCTGCGGAATTTATGCACTTTTGCTCAAACTTGCTTATTAAAGAACCTAAAGAGGCGGGCAAAGCACCGTGTATGATTATCTTCTGCGCCTTTGAACAGATGATGTATTTCATTGAACTCGGAAAGCGATACGGATTCAATCACTATATCCCGTTGGTCTTTCGTAAGAACTGGTCGGCACAGGTACTCAAGTCAAACATGAAGATTGTTGGAAACTGCGAATACGGGCTGCTTCTGTACCGCGAAAAACTCCCTAAATTCAATAATGGCGGTCGTATGGTCTTTAACTGCATGGATTATCCCCGTGACACCAAGACACCTAAAATCCATCCCACGCAAAAATCCGTGCCACTGCTGGAACAACTTATCCGCATTTTCACTGACCCCGGCGACGTAGTTATTGACCCTTGCGCCGGAAGTGGCACAACCTTGCTTGCTGCAAGAAATTGCGGTCGCCGTGCCTATGGATTTGAGATTAAGAAAGATTTTTATGCCGATGCCGTGAATCTGCTTAAAACCTATCAGTCCACGCCGTCGATGTTTGACATCGCGGAATTGATAGAGCGCGAGTCGCGCCGGGATAAAGTCAAGGCAAGTAATAAACCAGAAAGCCTATTTGCGGAATGACACCACGTAGCGAAATCATCCTCGGCGATAGCTTTGAGGTACTGAAATCAATGGCAGACAAAAGCGTTGACATCGCTTTATGCGATTGCCCTTACGGAATAGACATCTGCTCAAGTGGCAGACTGATGAAAGAAAAGGGTCGCGCATACAAGCCGTGGGATAAAGATGCTCCAAAAGCGGAATTTTTCACGGAGTTGCTTCGCGTAAGCAAGAACGCCATCATCTTCGGCGCAAACCATTTCATAGACCGCATACCCATCAATTCAAAGTGTTGGATTGTGTGGGATAAGGAACAGCCAGAAACATTGTCATTCGCCATGTGTGAGCTTGCCCTCACTACATTTGACAGGTCGGCAAAGATATTCAGATATAGCGCGGCGCGTCAGAGCGTAAAGGAAACGCGGATACATCCCACACAAAAGCCGGTCGCTTTATACGCATGGATATTTCAGAATTTCGCCAATCCCGGCAACTTGATTCTCGATACCCACCTCGGAAGCGGTAGTAGTCGCATTGCTGCCTATCGCATGGGCTTCGACTTCATAGGCTGCGAGATTGACCCGGAATATTACACAGCGCAAGAGGTGCGCTTTCGCCAAGAATGTATGGGCGAACAACGTCGTGGCAATGTCGTGCTGACACAATACGAATTATTCAATAATGACCAATATGGAAAAGATAACAGTCTTTGAAGCCTTTGCCGGTTACGGCAGTCAGTCGATGGCTCTTGAACGCCTCAAGCAAGACATCGGGCTTGACTACACGGTTGTCGGAATATCCGAAATCGATGCCACCGCAATCAAGGCTTACTATGCAGCCCGCGATGCCGAGTTGCTGTCACGTTGCCGCACAGTCGGCGATGTGGAAACCGCCATTAGGGGGGGGGTACGAGCCTCCACAGGAACTTATCGACCGATACCCGAATTATGGCGACATCTGCAAAATCAACTGGGCGAATGTGCCGGATTTCAATCTGTTCACATACAGCTTTCCTTGTACCGACATCAGCAATGCCGGCTTACAGAAAGGACTCGCCGAGGGGTCTGGCACAAGGTCATCGCTTCTTTGGGAGTGCGCAAGGGCAATCGAAACCAAATACCCCAAATACCTCTTGATGGAAAACGTCAAGGCTCTTGTAAGCGACAAATTCATGCCGGATTTCAAGCGATGGGCGATGTATCTGGAAAGCCTCGGTTACACGAACTATTACCAAGTGCTGAACTCAAAAGATTATGGCGTACCGCAGAACCGCGAGCGTGTCTTTATGGTCAGCATCCACGGCGAGGCTATCTACTATTTCCCCAAACCCTTCAAGTTAGACCGCCGCCTTAAACATGTGTTGGAAACGAATGTAGATGAAAGCTACTATTTGTCTGATGCAAAGATTCAGGCAATCATAGACCATTGCGAGCGTAAGCAAGCAGAGGGTTGTGGCTTCAAGCCGAACTTCCAAAACGGGGGGGTATTGCGGAACCATCACCGGGAACTACGGACAACGTGAAACCGATACCTACATCCAAGAATGACGAAGACGGCATCATTGTGGTTGGTAAAATCAACAACTCGCAAGACGGCAAAATCGTGGACGCTGACGGCATCGCGCCAACGCATACGTCAGGACACGGAAACTGCCCGAAAGTGCTTGTTGAAAATACCCCCCGGACAATCTGCATAAATTCAAAGGATGAGAATGGCAAGCAGCCAAGTATCGCGGATAGAGTTTATGACAGTAACGGAATAGCCACAGCACTGACAACCGGATGGCATCCCTACATCATGGAATCGCAAAACAACAATTCAGAAAATGAGTAAAGACAAAACCGCCCCAGAGCTTAAAATCATAGGCAATGTAATGCCGTCGGGTCACAATGTAGGCAACATCTATGACCCGGACGGAATATCGCCCACGATTATGCTCAATCACGGTTATCCGGCACTTATTCTTGAAGAAACAACCGACAACGACATGAATCAGCTTATACAGGTGGCGCAGATATACGACAAGGAAAAGAATCCTACCAACGGCAGGGTTTATGACCCCAATGGCATCTCGCCTACGCTTACAACGCCGACAGGCGGCAATTCAATGCCCCTTATACTCGCTATGGAACAAATACCTTTCAACACAGCCGACGAGGGATTGTCTTACACAATCACGACACGCTACGGCGCGATGTGCGCAAGCAATCTGATTGACGGCAATTTCCCTATGACCGGCATCCTCACAATCGAAAACCCAACAGAAGAAATGAAACGCCAGATAGAAGACGGAAGCCTTAACTTTGATAAAGGTTTGCCAAAAGAAGTCAACCCCAAGTCATGCGCTATGCGCGGTCGCGGCAAGGGTGCGGATTATCATCAGGAACTTGAAATAGGCGACGATGTAGCCAACGCCCTTACAACTGTTCAGAAAGACTCAATGGTGCTTGAGGGCGATGACCCGTCAATCATCAGCCTTATGCCGTGGAACAGACCCGGCGGCGATGTGGGCGATGTGTCATCGGCTATCACTACAAGCGCATGGGAGCAGAATAATTTCGTGAAGCTGCCCAGCGGCGACAGTCCTATGGTTATGGCAGACCCGCGGAAGAATTACGGTAGATTACAGCCATCGGCTGAATCCTCGCCCACGCTTCTCAGCACTGACTACAAATCGCCCCATCTTGTAGTGGAAAGAGGCGACAGTGAACTTGATATGTCTGACCCAGAAACGCGCATCATCAAGCGAGCCGCAGACCATGTGGCGCAGGAGTACGGAACGCAGACGCGCTTTCGCATACGCAAGCCGACCCCACGCGAGTGCTACCGCCTTATGGACGTGCCGGAAGAATATATCGACCACCTGTTAGCGTCTGGCATATCCAAATCCCAACACTACAAACTGGCGGGAAATTCTATCGTGGTATCATGTCTTTATCACATCTTCAAGAATTTATTTACCAATGAAATCCCAGTTAATCAACAGCTATCCCTTTTCTGATATGCTTGACGGCATAAAGCTCCCAGAATCGGTCATTGCCGAAATGGAAAAGCGAGGGATAAGTGCAAACCCCATACCCATAAAGCCGATGATTGACACCGGCATCCACTTCAAGAAGCGCGAACCAATGCGTGAACGCGACCTGTCAACGGAAGAATTTCTCAACCTGTTCGACAAGGCCGAATCACTCAAGATGGCGTATGTGCCACACTTCATTACGCAGTGCGTAATCTACTATCTTGACTTACTTGTGGAATATGCCCGCGACTGTCGGCTTTCAGACTTCAAGAAGCACACCCGGTTGCTCAAGGCAATCAAAGAGGAGTATCTTGCAGCCCTACGCCATGAAATGCCGCCGCACGTCTTTGAGAAATTCCTTACACAGCGCGATGAATACCTTGTGTCATGCGGCGCAAATCTGAGTCTTATGTATTTCACATTCGGAAATCAGATTTTGAAGAAATATGGCCGGATAGACCACGAAGCCCTATACTGTTACGCCAACATAATCCTTGCTTTCATCAACTACGTGGAAGACTTTGACCGCAACGTCAACAAGCGTATCGCAGAAAAGCTGGGGATGCCCTGCCGTAATCACGGAGATGCGCGTCTGACCGCCATTAAAGGCGTATGCAACGACATCATCAAGCCCTACCCGCTGGAAAAGAACAATGACACCGAGCTATGCGTCGGCGTAATGGCAAACAAAGCGGTCATAATGATAAACAACATGCTATAACAACCCTCATATCGCAATGGAACAAGTAATCACTGACATCATCGACAAAAAGGCGGCGAAGCAGTTTAATAAGCTGACACCGACCAAGCGCAAGGCATACCGCGCAATGCTTTATGCAGGTGCGCAGATAACCATGAACGGCTATTCAGTAAGGGATATAGCCGCCGAAATCGGATATTCAGAAAGCGGAACATCAAAGTTGGCGCAGAAGTGGATAGAGCTGATGCGTCAGGGCGATGTTACCGTCAATCTGATTATAGCAGCCATTCAGAAATTGCCTAAAAACAAACGTTTTCAGCACGGAAAACACGATGCGCCAACTGTGAAGCTGACACCCACCATAGTGCCTGAATCGCACAAGGAAGAAACACCGCAACCCACGCCGGCACAGACCTCCTCGCCTACTGAAACCAAACGAAAGGGCAAGTATGTACTCGGTTTTTTCATAACACCGGAAGACGAGATGCGTGAAAGAGCCGCCATTCGTTCATCCATCTTGTTCTTTCAGAACTACGGCAAGGGCGCAAAGCCACGGATGAACGGCGAATACTATACGCCCGAAACACATCAGATGAAAGACAGTGAAGACAGCAAGAAGTGGCTACCGCTTGAAACTGCGGCCATGTATTGCGGCTGCAAAGCGGAACTTATCAGCAAAGCGGGTCAGAATGGTGTCATAGAAAGGCGTGTCTATAAGCGTAATGCGAGCCGCAACTATTATGAATACAATATCGCTGATTTAGACAAGTTTATACGCGACAATCATCTCCTCTAACAAAGGTAATCAACTCGCAATGTGGAAGATAGCTAAGAGCTAATAAGAGTTAAAAATCAAATTTGCCCGGCGATTTAATTTGGATAATTAAAGTAAATGCTTTAACTTTGCGACGTGGTTGTAAAAGTAAACACTTAAACAAATAAATATATCAACATGGATTTATCCTCAAATCAAGAGCCGACAACGCAGGCAACAAAGGTCTGCACAAGATGCGGCAAGCAATTACCGGTTGACCAGTTCAGCCGTCGCAGTAGCTCGGCTGACGGGTTGCAGACATGGTGTAAGACGTGCCAGCGTGAATCACAGCGCAACACGCGCAGCAATCGCCAATTACCCCCCCCGGTCAAGGGCGACCCGTCATCCCCGCTCGCGGAATTTACACCGCGCCAGCTTATCGAAGAATTGCATAACCGTGGCTATCGCGGCGAGCTTCAATACCTCTACACTATAAAGGTCTGAGATATGATAACGAAGATAACCCCAGATTTAGTGGAAAAGTGGGCTGAGTGGCTTGACCAACAGCCCAAATCCACTGAACTGAACGATGAGCAGATGAAGATGTTCGTGTTGGCGACTATGCACGAAAGGGAAATCGAAGCCAACGACCAACTCAAGAATGAAATACTGAATGGCGGGCCATCAATGGAACGTCTATTCTACAACCGCGTCAAAACCTGTCATACTTACACTATCACATTTGCCGTCGCCCTTGCAATGGCAAGCATCACTCGCACACCCGGCGAAGTCACGATGTACACCAATTACTTGCAGTATAAGGCAAAGAAGATGGGAAAGGGATTATTGCGGATGCAGGATATAGGTATGCACATTCTGCCGTATGGCATATTTTCACGCGAAACAATGCGCGAAGCGTGGGATAGGCAGAAATGCTCGCACGAACTCGGCTCGGATAATGTTCTTGACCACAACGCAGCACAGGAAACAATTAAAATCAAGTAAGAACTATGGCCATACCAATAGAACAACAGGCGCAGGAATATGCCGATAATACAATGCGCACGAATTACCCCAGTGTACCTGTTAACGATTTTTTCAAGGGCAACATCTTATTTACCGCATACGACATTCAACAAGCCTACATCGACGGCTATACCGCCCACGAGCAGTCTATGTGGCGTAGTGTGGAGGATGAACTGCCAGAAGAAGATGGAGCATATTTAATCCTTACCACAGATAAGGAGATAGAAATATTTGTATGGGAAGATGGCGAATGGCTTGCATCAGGCTACACCGTAGCTTATTGGCGTAAGTTACCCTCGCTCCCCGACACAAACACCGAGAAGATATGAACGAACACGTAGCCAACGCACTTGCAAGACTCAAAGAAACTATCCAAGATATTGATAGTATGGATAAATCCTACTGGAACGCAAGCCTCGGCACAAGTCATCTGAACGCTTATGCCGAACAAGTAGTGAACGATGCAAAGACATTAGCCGCGCATCTTAAAGCATACGGAAAGAAATGAAGAAGATGTGTTTTTCAGAGCGTTTCGGTCTGCATGACGCTGTTCTTGAGGGTCGGAAAACGCATACAAGAAGACTGATGCCCCTATCAACTCTTGCCAAAGTCGAAGCCTTTCAGCAAGAATATTACGAGGCTACGCTTGACCGCCTTGACGGAATAGAATTGCTTGAGCAATACTACATCGTTGAGAAAAGGGGTAAATTGCCTTTCAAAGTCGGCGACATCGTAGCCGTGGCGCAGCGGTATTGCTCAATCCTTGATGAGCTTGAAGACCCGAAGAATTTCTGTTGTATGGGGCATTGGGAATCGGCAAATGGAAAACGTGCGCACTACGCCGGCTTTCTATATCATCCCGGCTTTATGAACAAGATGTTTGTCGATGCGGAAGAAATGCTCCACCAAATCCGAATTAAAAGGGTATGGTTTGAATACTTGCAAGACATATCCAACGAGGATTGTCTGAAAGAGGGTATCGACAAATGGACGGCACAAAGGAAGCGTTACTATGGCTTCTTTGACAATGAAAAGGGTGTATTTTCGCACCACCCCACGCCACGCGATGCTTATGCCCATCTTATAGACCGCATATCCGGCAAAGGAACATGGGCAAGCAATCCCCTTGTTATCGCCTATGAATTTGAAAAGGTAAAATAATGGGAAAATACACGGCAAATTGCAGATGTGGCGGTGTGGTAGTCATCAGAACAAACAACGCCTTTCGCGTACCGGAACTGCTTACAAAGCATGGATGGCGTTTAATCGACCCATACAAAAGCTCATACGACATTAAAACTAACTGGCGATGCCCTATGTGTGCGTCAGCTTATGAAAACCTAAAGAAAGGAAAACTGATATGAATGAACGTATATTTTGCGACCTAATAGGTCTGCCCGGTGTAAGACGGCGCAAAGTTGGCGCATACGCTATCACGGAAGCCGATGCGTCGCAGATAAAGACAATTCTTGAAAGTAAACACGCCTGTACGTCAGCCGATAGCTATGGCGCAATCAACATCTGGAAGACGGATGCCGGCGAAATTCGCGGCGAAGCCATGCGGAACAACTGCGCCCTTGAAGTACAAGTCTTCGCAACCTATGAAAATGCCGCAGAATGGGCGCAAAAGTGGCTTATTAGGATAAGCGGCAAGGATGTAACGCCTATTGACGAGCCAAACTACGCCTTTAAGCGCGACGTGGAACGCATTATGATGGCATCGCGCAAGAATATGCTTGATGCTTTCTGTACGGCGGTCTGCAATGACTGGCAGAACCATGACGGCAACGGCAATCCATGCCCTCGGAACTGCTGCCCTAAATTCAACAAATTCGTGGAGTTGATAAAGACCATGCCTATCCGTGGTCTGGAAACAACCGAAGCCAAAGAAGCTGTAAACAAATACATCAACGACAATGAACCCAGAAAGTGAAGAAATCCGTAAAACGGCCATCAATAACCTTTTGAACGCCGACTCTTTTGTCTGCGTCACGATAAAGAACGGAAGCCTGAATATGGCAAATCTGACCAATCCGGAACGCCTCGGAATAATGCTGCTTGAAATCATGCGCAGCAATCCGGCTTTCGCCAATAGCGTCAATCTTGCTGCCCTCGCCTATGCGCAGGAACAACTACACCATAACACAAACCTAAATCAGCAATAATCAGTATTTAATAAGGTTTTTGTTTGGTGGAATAAAAGTAAATGCTTAACTTTGCACTGAAAAGATAAACCAAAAACTTATAATAGTTGAAAAAGAAACTCTACATCTCCCTCCCGATAAGCGGGCGTGACCTTGAGGTAGTGAAACAACGTGCTAACTACATCAAGGAATCGGTCATTGCGGATGATTACGAGGGTGTAACGCCCTTTGACATCTGCCCGGATAGCACGTTGCCGTATTCTGAACTTATGGGGCGCGACATTGCCGGCTTAATGGAGTGTGATTGTGTCTTGTTTGATTTCTACTGGAACGAGTCAAAGGGTTGTCGCATTGAGATGGCGGTGGCTCGCAACTGCAATATCCCCGTCTATAAACTCGCCGATGAAAGGGTTGTGGAAGATGCCGACACACGGCTTTTCACAATCACACTGAATAAGCGTCAGCTTGAATTGTTATCCGAGGCATCCGACTGCCATTCACGGAATACTTGCGGTCAATTAGACGCAGGTCTTGAAGAAGTTATTGAAAAGGCTATCGCAAGAACATACAGCACCGCCGATTTTAACAAACGCCATGAAATAAGCGAAAAGGTTAAGTCACTCCTTTACGAGGTCAAATCTCTTGTATGGGATTTAAGCCCCGGAACAAATAAGGGTGTGAAATACGATGATGGGGCTGACATCCTATTCGACATCCATCAAGTAATCCGTCATCACTTATGGAAGATTAAGCCCGAACCAAAACATCATTACACCAACGATGCGGCAGAGGCTACAATCTTCGGAAGTCAACCGGCAATAACCATCAAAACCCTCGCAAGAAATGAATGACAATGTTATCGTAATCGCCGATGTCAGCTCGTCATATTTCTCGGTGGCGCGTTACAGCGGTGGCATAAAGTATAACGGAACGGTTTACATCTATTGCCGTGAACGTGATATTCTGGTAAGAGAAGACTGGGAGAAATTCTACCGCAAATTGCCGTGGGAAACTTTCATCGCGGCAGTCAAGACCGGCAAGAAACCCGAACTACCAAAGAAGCCCACAAGGGCAAGGGCAAAAGCGCAGAGAAAAGAACAATCCGATAATCAACCATCATTATTTGACTAATGGACTTATTGAATCTTATACTCAAGCGGAAGAAATACCGCATGATAACGCTGCACACGATTAACGACGAGCCGATATTCGTTGTAGAGGTGCGCGGTCTGCTATTCTGGCACGTGGTAAAGTCGTTTGAAAGCGACGATGCCGTTTATGCGCGGAACTGCGCCGAGGAGCTTCTGGATACGCTTAACGAGGAAATCCTTTAGCCGATGCCACCGAAGAAAAAGAATCAGGCCGTTATCCATGAATTTGCGTGTGAAATATTCCCACGGAAATTGTGGATAGTCAAGAAGCCGCCACGTGGGTATCTTGAGAAGCATTTTCAGACCGCCGACGGCGAGAAGCTCCACGAATATAATGATGAAGATGCAAACGCTGTTACCTACAAGGAAATCTACAATATTGATACAGGTAAGCTCGGCATCCTGATAGTTTTGCTTGAAAGCAACATCACTGTTTCGGACTGCGCCCACGAAGCTACGCACTTTGCAATGGAAATGTACGCGGCTATCGGAGAAGAAGTCAGCACCGAGCATCAGGAAGTCATGGCGTACCTTGTAGGCTACGCCACCGACTGCATCTATCAAGTAGTTACCAACAAATTCAGACCAATGTTCGATGGAAGCCGAGAAATATCCTAATCCGCAGTTGCCGGCACTCCCCATACACTATCAGTTGGGCGATTGGGTGCGTGAGTATTCGCAGATAACCGGCAAGGAATCGCCGGCGATGTATATTGTGGCGATGTTTAAGGATGTGCTATATCTTGAAATAGACCCCGAACAGGGCGACCCCTTTGAGGTTGATTTTGAAGATGTGCGACCAATCCCTCTGACCAAAGAATTTCTCGTAGAACGGGATATTTACGGAAAGCGCATTGTCAACGATGAACACGGCATAGAGGAAACAATACCCGGTGTTGCATCCAAATGGGATTTGAACGACTGGGTTGACATTCACAAGTATAAAGACAAGTTCATTGCCAAATACCACGGAAGAGGCGATGAGTATCTTCACGTGGTCTATCTACGCTACGTTCACAACCTCCAGCACTTCTACCGGATGTTTGAAATCGATAAGCCTATAATCGTATGAGATGCCCGGTATGCAATGGTGTTGGAATGGTTGACAATCCGCGATTCTACAACAGGCCATGCTGGGACGCATGGGAAAGCGGAATACCTACAAGAATACGATGCCGACGCTGTGGTGGCTATGGTTTCATTATAGGCGAAATCAGCGACATCATCCCGGCACTGCAAACGGCAGTTGATGAACATCGCGGACTGACCGCAAAGGAAACAAAGCAAATACTAACGACACTTCTTAAAGAAAATGAATCTTAACGAATATCAGGAAGCCGCCCTTAAAACGGCAATATATCCCAATGACGGCAAGGTTAACTATCTTGCTCTTGCCATCTGTGGCGAAGCCGGAGAATTGGCCGATAAGGTCAAGAAAATCCTACGCGACAAGGACGGCGAATACAAGGAAGCCGACAAACGCGCCCTCGCGCTGGAACTTGGCGATATTATGTGGTACGCCGCGAACCTGTCAAGTGTTCTCGGTTATAGTCTTTCTGAAATCGCAGAACTTAATATAGCAAAAATCGCCGGTAGAGTGGAACGTGGCACGATTCACGGAGTCGGCGACAATAGATAATCATCATGGCTGCTGACACGACCTTATCAATAACGCAGATAGAGCTTGGACTCGCGCAATATTTCAATTTTCGGAACAATGTAATCGTGCCTAACGTATCATGGGGCTTGCTTAACCATGAAGCCGACCTGTTGATACTGAACAAAAGCGGTTATCTTACTGAGATTGAAATCAAACGAAGCTGGGCAGACTTTCTTGCAGATTTTCGGAAACGGCATACACACGAAGACACAAAGGTATCGTGGCATTACTACGCAGTGCCGGAGTCTATTGTCGATAAATGCCGTGAAAAACTTGCAGAAGTTGACCCCGGACACAAATGGGGTCTTATCAGCTATTCAGCATCATGGGATGGCGAGTGCTGGCCTAAAATAGAATCGCAACCGTCAAACATACACCATCATTGCAGTGAACGGAAATTGTATTTAGAGGAGCAATTTCAGCTTGCAAGACTTGGTGCAATGCGCACGTGGTCACTTAAAGAAAAAATCATCAAAAATGGAAAATAAACCCAATATCATTGTCAAGAAGCATACCGGCGTGGAGCTTGTTCAGCTTGCCGCCAGTTTTACATCCGGGCATGAAAGCAAGATAACGCTTAAACGTGCCTATAAGACGGAACACTCCATAATCCGTACCCAGATATTCACGATAGAGTGCTACGGAATACCCCTGTTTGTAAGCACCCATTTCATCCGTCATCATGTAGGCTCGCAGCCCTATCAGCTTACGTGCCGCATCGACCGACCCAGTGGCG